GATCGGGCTGATCGGTTCCTAGACTCGAACAACGATGTGCGAGAGGACTTCATCCTCATCGACAACAAGGTCACCAAGCAGCAGTGCTACGACCTCCTCAAGACCCTCGGCCTGAAGTTGCCGGTCATGTACCAGTTGGGCTACTCCAACAACAACTGCATCGGCTGCGTGAAGGGAGGCATGGGGTACTGGAACCAGATTCGCAGAGATTTTCCGGTGCAGTTCGAGCGCATGGCTAAGGTCGAGCGGGTGCTAAACCATGCGATCAACAAGGACAAGAACGGGCCGGTGTTCCTTGACGATCTCGACCCGCATCGTGGCAACCGGCTGCAAGATGCGCCGGCAGACTGCGGCTTCACATGTGAGTCGCCAAAATAATCAAGCAACGAAAAAAGCCCCACCGAGCGTGAACCCAATGGGGCAATGCGTTGAAGCAACAGAGAGGAGAGATGACAACCGGCAAGCCGGCCGTCAGATGATATGACAAGCAGCATCACCGTGCAACACCCCGCGTCGGTAGACGCCTACATCCGTCACCAGTGGTCCCTCGTGCCCATCCCCCCGGGAAGCAAGGGGCCGCGCACCGTGGGGTGGAACCGGCGCGAGACGGCGCTGCGCTCGCAGGCCGATCTGCCCCCGGGCCACGGCATCGGCCTGGCCCACGCCTACAGCGGCACGATGGCTCTGGACATCGACGACTGGCCCACCGCTGCGCCGATGCTCGCCCTCTTCGGCGTGGACCTCCAGGCGCTCTACGACGCACCCGATGCGGTCATCGTGGACAGTGGGCGCGCGGGGCACGGGAAGCTCCTCTACGCGATGCCCTTCGGCCTGGCGCTGGCCACCAAGAAGATCGAGTTGGAGGGGCGCACGATCTACGAGCTGCGCTGCGCCACGGTCGAGGGGCTGACGGTGCAGGACGTGCTGCCCCCGACGATCCACCCCGACACGCAGCAGCCCTACCGCTGGGCAGGCCGCGGCCACTGGACCCGGCTGCCGACGATCCCGCTGCCGCTGCTCGATGTGTGGTACTCGATGGTGCGCGAGGACGAGGCGCGTGTAGTACCATCGGGCATCTCGGCTTCTTGGGAGGAGATACGCTCGGCGCTCGCCGCGATCCCGGCCGACTGCTCACGCGAAGAGTGGATCACATGCGGCATGGCGATCCACCACGCTGCGAGCAGCGAGGGGAACCTCGAGGTCGGGTTCGCCGTCTGGAACGAGTGGAGCGCCACCGCACGGGACAAGTACCCCGGCGAGCGTGCGCTCGTGGTGCAGTGGCGGTCTCTGCGCAGCGACAAGTCCACGGCAGTACGCCTGGGCTCGCTCTTCCACCTCGCGCAGCGCCACGGCTGGGTGCGCCCGGTGCCCGACGCCGCGGCGCTCTTCAGCGCGGCGCGGCCAGCGGCTGCGCCCGATGAGATCCTCGACGGGCTGCGCACCCCGCTGCCCTTGGTCACGCTTGACTGGTTCCCGCCGGTGCTCGCGCAGCGGGTGCGCGACGTGAGCGAGGCGGTCGGGTGCGACCCCATCGTGCCGCTGTTCGCTGGCCTCTCAGCCGTCTGCGGGGCCATCGACGCCCGCAGCCGGCTGCGCCTAATGGACGGGTACGAGGTGCCGCCCGTGCTGTGGTTCATGACCATCGGGTCACCGGCCGACAAGAAGACCCCGGGCTCGTCGCCCATGATCGACGTGCTGCACGCCATCGAGGCCGAGGATACGCCGCAGTGGAAGGCGCGGCTCCTCGACTGGGAGGCCCGGGAGGCGCACTACAACGCGGCCAAGAAGGACTTCCTCGACGCCGCGGCATCGGGTGAGGGGGCGATGGGCGGCACGCTGCCCACGGTGCCGGATCTCCCGCCGCAGCCCCAGCCGCTGCGCATCAAGGTGAGCGACATCACGAGCCAGAAGCTCGTGCGCTACGCCGCTGACCGGCCGCGGGGGCTGCTCTGCTACCTCGACGAGATGGGCGGCTGGGTGCGCAAGATGAGCGACCGCACCAGCATCGAAGACCGCAGCGCTTGGGTGCAGGCCTACGAGGGCAAGCGCTACGAGTACGACCGGGTGGGTGGGGGCGCGGTGATAGCCGAGTGCTTCGCCGTGGCGGTGTACGGCAACATCCAGCCGCTGATTTACAAGGAGGCCATCGGGGGGCTATCGACCGATGGCCTGCTACAGCGCTTCGTGCCGGGTCTGCTCAACACGCGCCTCACCCGGCGCGGGGAGCCCGAGGCCCGCCACCGGGCCAGCATCGGCGCCTGGGAGCAAGCGGTGCGCCTGGTCTATGCCCTGCCCCCGACCACGTACACCCTCGCTCCCGATGCGCTCACGCTGTTCCGGGACTTCCAGGACTGGTTCGAGCGCAGCAAGCACGACGAGGTGCTGCTCGAAGCGGAGGTGTCGTTCCTGACCGCATACGGGAAGCTAGAGGGCACCGCCGCGCGCCTGGCGCTGGTGTGTCACGTGCTCGCTGAGCCGTTCAGCAGCGTAGTGAGCCGAGACACGATGGCGCGGGCCATCGAGATGGTGCGCTCGTATGCGATCCCGGCGCTACGGTACTGCCTGGCCGAGATCGGCGGGCTGGAGACGATGGAGCAGTGGGTCCAAAACTGGATCCTGTACCACCTCGACGGCAAGACCACTGTCACCCTGTCGGAGATCAAGCGAGGCGCGCGCCGGCGCATGGAGAAGTACCAGAACATCTGGTTACAGGACCGGGTAGTGATCGGTGCGATGGAGACGCTAGAGGCCGCGCGGTGGGTGGTGCGGCTCGACGACGGGTCACGCGAGCACCTCCACCAGGCCGAGTGGGCGATCAATCCGGCCCTGATGGATCAGTTCGCCAAGCAACGCACCGAGATCATCGTAGCCCGTCAGCGGGCCGAGGATGAGCGCCGCAGGATCGCCAAGATCGAGCGGCGCATCGTCAAGGGGTTTGACCCCGAGACGATGGAGCCGATGTTACGAGTGGGTTAGGTAGGCTTCGATGAAGGTTTGCGCGACTTGCGGGACGATCGCGTTTCCGTAGGCGCGCAGGCGTCCCACTCGGGCGGGAGCCCCATGAGCCAGCGGGAATGTGCCGGGTTCAACTGGCCGCCACTTTTCATCCCGGCAGAAGAGCCAGTCAGCATCTCGCCAGTGACCGTGAGTCGGGCGGCCCCCGGCAGCTTCAAGAAGATCGCTCGAGATCCGTCCGGCTTCTTTGGGCCGTAACAGTGCGTGCTGCCCAACTCGTCGTTCACAATCGGCGTCGGCCAACCCGCTAGATTCGCCTGCCTCGGCAACTGATCGAGCCTGTCCCGGCCCGTGTCCGACCTCGGCACAATGTCCGCCCCGCTGTCCTTCCAATCCCTGGTGGTGGTGGTGGTCCAGCCCGTCAACGCGGCTGCGCCCGGCAACCTGTCCGTCCCCTGCGCCGGGCCGCCGTTCGGCCCGTCTTGTGTGCAGGGCATCGGCCACCCAGTAGAGCCGCTGTCGGATGTGCGGCGCGCCGATGCCCGCAGCGCAGAGATCGGCAGCCCCTGCGGCGTAGCCCGTGGCTTCCAGGTCAGTGCGTACAAGGTCGAGCCACTCAAGGCCGTCTTTGCTCGCAACCTGCTCGCCAAAGACGACTGGAGGGCGGCACTGGCTGATGAGCCAGTGGAACGCGGGCCAAAGGTGCCGCTCGTCAGCAAACCCAGCACCTTTGCCAGCCGAGGAGAAGGGCTGGCAGGGGCAGGAGCCGGTCCAGACGGGTCTATCGTCGGGCCAGCCTGCCAGGCGCAGAGCGTATGACCAGGCGCCGATGCCAGCGAAGAAGTGGCACTGGGTGTACTGAGCCAGTTCGGCAGGCTCGATGTCCTCAATGGATCGCTCATCGACTACTCCGGGGACAATGTGGCCCGCTGCTATCAGGTTGCGCAGCCATGCGGCAGCGTATGGGTCGATTTCATTGTAAAAGGCGCTCACTTAAGAAGCTCCGCGTGCACCCCAGGCGCCAGAGCTTCGACGATGCCCAGCACGTCGAGCAGGCGCAGCGCGCTGGCCGAGGGCTCGCGCACGCCCATCTCCCAGGACTGGTACGTCGCCACGGGCACGCCCAGATACGCGGCCATGCGCGGTTGAGTGAGCACGAGCCGCTGCCGCGTGGCAACAAGGCGCCGGGTGACCTCAGTGTCAGGCAGCGCCCGGGTGCGCGGGCGGCCGCGGGTGGGCGAGGGGGCAGGGGAGGGGGGAGGGGAGGGGATCATGGTCAGAGGTCCAGTGCGATGATGAGGATGAGGGCCACGAGGGCGGCTAGAGCTGCGAGGATCACGGCTCGCCCCTCGTGAGACGATCGGCCTCCCAGGCCCGTGCGGCGCGGTCGGCATCGGCTGCACTGGGTGGGGGATCTTCGACGGGGTAGTCGTCGTCATAGATCTCTTGCTCCCAGAGTTCGTCGCAATGGCAACCGAACCCGTCGGTGGCTGGGCAGTCCGGGTGATGGGGGGCTTCGTTCAGGACGATCATGCTGCGGGCTCCTCATGCGTGCCCGAGATAGCGGCGCGAAGCGCGAGCATCTCCCGGGCTACGGTGTCACGTCGAATGGGCATCGGGAAGCGCTGATCTAGGGCTTCGAGAAGGCGCTGAGCGCACTGCTCGATAGCGAGTGAGCGTTTCCGTTCGCTCTCTAGGGTTTCGATAATCACGCGCCTATAGTCGTAGTTCACCCCTCACCCTCCTCGATAGTCTCGACGGTATCGACGCCCATAGGCCAGGCCGCGCGGGCTTCGTTCAAGGGCTCGTAGAGCTTCGTATGGTCGATATGCTGCCCGTAGGCGCACGGGGAGCCGTGGCGGCTCTCGGTGTTGAGTTCGAAGTATTTGCGCACGTATTCGGCTGTTGATGTAGTGGGATCGGCGCGGGGGAATTTCCTTTTCTCCCCCAAGCGCTTGAGCCGGTAGCGCTTCAGGCTCGACAGTTGCAAGGGCACGCTGGAGCCATCTTGCAGTTTGTACCGGGCACGAGTGCCGTCGGGGTATCGGGTTTCGATTGTGTGCATGGTCTAGTTCCTCTCTCTCTCAATAGGGCGCCGGCTCAATCGGCAGGGGCTCCCGTGGCGCGCGCGGTGCGCGAGGCACGCGGATGCGCACGTCAACGGGCGGGATAGGGTCGGTGGGTCTAGTGGTGCCGAACGGCCACCAGGCGGGGGTGCCCGGTGGCCGGGTGCCGTCGGGGTTAGTGGGGGTCACAGTACGACGGGCAGCCACAGAACCACCATGAGGGCAGCAAAGGCCAGTAGAACCCCGGCCGCGAAGGCCAGGGGGGAGGGTTCGCGGTTATCAGGCATTGCAACACCCGCAGCAAGGGGCGTCCTCGCACAGGCCGCGACGGTTCCGGTAGTACTCCCGGCCGGACGGAGTGCGCCAAATATCGGACACCCCGCGCGCCAGGGACGAGCGAAGATAGCGGCCGGTCGATGCGGCCGCTTCGGGTTCGGCCGCGGCCAGCTCAGGATCGATTGAGCGGGCCAGCTCAAGGTCCGGGTCCGATGGTGCATCGACATCGGCAGGCGCGGCCGCACGGGCAACGAGATAGTACCGGCCGCGGCCGGCCGATGCGATGCTGTCGCCCGGGTTGATACGGGCGCCCGTGCGCGCGCACGAGCTGGGGAAGCGAGCGGGAAAGGGCATGATGGTTTCCTCTCTCAGGGTTGATTGATCAACAGTTGCGCAGCATCGTAGGCGCGCATACACGATGTGAAAATCCGGGTTTCTATGATGGCGCCGGCTTCATCGTCGCGAAACACCATGCGATAGGTGCCGATGATGGTGCGCGCTACAGACACCGATAGGTCCGGATGATTGACGCACGGGCGTGCGAAGATCACAGCGTCGTCTGTCATGCTGGCGCCCCTTAAACCGCCACAATCGGCACGAACCGACGGGCCTTCGCACCATGCACGATAATGGCTATGCTGGCTTGGCCGGCGCCACGGGGCGCCCCGTCGCACGCGCGGCACGTTATGCATTGGCGCCTGTCGCCACCCTCCGGCGATGCGGGGCAGACAATCTCGCGCGCACCGAGCGCTTCGGTCGATGTGCGCACGCGGAACGTGCGCCAGCCCATGGCGCGCGCGGTGTCGCGATCGGATGCACTGTCGGCCGATGCCATGACAATGTCCCGCAGAGCTTGCGCGTGCGCCTGTCGCCATTGATGCGTATAGCCCGTGTGGCCGATGGTGTGCGCGCGCAAAGCATGCCAGTGCTCGGCCGGGATAGCAGCGGGATCCCCGTAGCTGCCGATGCGAAGCGCGCGGCCGACGATGGTGCGCGCGCCGTCCGCGGGCGACATGAGCGGGTATGCCCCTTTGCACCATGCGGAGTAGACCGAACGAACGGATTTAGCGACATCGACATAGCACGCGCCCCCCTTGATCGGACGGTGCACACAATCCCCGCAGATAGACTCATCGGCGCCCGACATGAGAGCACTCACGGGGTCCACATCGGCGCGTAGGATGTAGGTTTGCACCATGTCGCCCGTCTTGACGTTCGACGAACGGTAGACGGCGATGCCGACGATTGGGGCGCCGTCAAGCATGGACGGGCCATCATAGAAAACGAAACCGCGGGTTTTGGACATGGTGTGATCCTCTCTCTCTTCTAAGTTGCGATGCTCTGGCGCATCCCATAGCCCCGGGCGAACGGGGCTAGGCGGATAGCGTCAGTAGCGGGGGCCGTTGGAGCGGGAATCGTCCGAGACGGATTCGCCCGTGACGTCGAGCCAATGGATACCATATTCGTAGCAGCACTCCCGGATGTAGTCCGTGACGAACCCGCGCAGGGTTTCCATGTCATCGTCGGGTTGCTCTGCCGCGATGTCGTACCCTGCGAGGGATTCGTAGATGCGCCCGACATCGGCGCGCGTCTCTGCGCCTTCAAGCATGGTGTAGTGTTCGCGAAGCTCTGCGAGCATGGTTCGTTGCTCCGGGTTGGTTGATCGACGAAGAGAAGTGTACACTGTATCAAAGCCTGATGGAAGTGTAGGGTTATCGGGCATTGTCCCCCTCCGCTGCGACACTGCGACGGGAATCGGGGTACGTGAGGCGGGGATAAGTACGATGCATAAAGTGTCAAACCCTTGTTCGTTCGGATTCAAAAGACTCACTGTCACACCCAACATCGTATGATACCCCGAACCCATACAGCGCGGCACCCCCGCATCCCC